TAATATGTCTGGGTTGAGGGACCAATTTCGGACTTTAAACAAAAAGGCGGTGAGGCGTTCTCGTTGGAGAAGTCTATGAAACGTTGAAACACACAAATCTTTAGTTTGTGTGTAGTTCATAGTGAATCATTATTTGACCTATGGTTGTCTTCAAAAGACTTAACAATAGTGTCATATTCAACAAACATCATATCCTTCAATTTATCAGAGGAATAAGTCTGTCGTTTTATATACTCTTTAATATATTCTACGTAGTCAAGTTTTACACCAAGCTCTATCTCTTCACCATCCAGACCCTCTAAGAGTAGTTCTTCTTCATCCTCATCATCCTCATCGATAATATCATCTAAGTATTCAATTGAAGCAAAAGAACCCTTAGAGAGTACTATTTCGAGCTTCCTACGGACCTTTCTATCACTAACAAGTAAATTATTAGATATAACCAGGTCAATATAATCTTTCGATCCTATCTCATCATCTAACTTATCAATATCCTCTGATGATTCGATTGTTAGTTTTCTAAAAATAGGGGAATATTCATTAGGTATGAATTCAATTTCACCCTTCTGTAAATCAAGTATGGTTATACCCTTTTGATCATTCATATCATTTCTATCCATCTGATACGGTGATCCAATGAATGTGAAGTTCTTATTTCTCTGACGAATATGAATATGACCACTAAATACATGTTCGTAACGAGAAAATGCCGAAACATCAATCTTATCATGGTTTCTGTGTGCAACTGAATTCAAGTGCATCATACAACCGTTTAAGTCAGAATGACAGAATAAATAATCACCTGGGTTATTATCAATCTCTCTAATCATATCTAATCGTTTTTCAACCCATGGTAATAACACAAGTTTCTTACCACCATGTTCAATAGTGTGGGTATCTGTATAAACAGTGATATTATCGATGTAGTTGAACAAACGAACTGAATTGACATCATTAGTACCTTTATTATATAAATCGTGGTTACCCACTATCATATGAACCGGTAGTATCTTAGATATCTCAGTTAATATTTGCTCAGCCTTATATGACACGATAATTGGAATTGCCGTTCTATTATCATAAATATCACCACAATGGACCAATATATCACCCTCCCTAACATTTTTCTTGAGAAATGGTATATAATCATTCATAAAATAGTCCTCCATCATATTCAACCACTTATCTAGGTTGTTCAAGTAAAGTCCGAAATGCCAGTCTGTTGTTATAAATACACGCATATGTAATCAATTGATTTTCATTTTATACGTATTTAAAAGTGATATGTTTGGTCTAAATAAAATAAAATACACATTTATTCGGATATTAATACTATATTACCAATATCCAGAGCATAAAAAAGGAGTGATAAAAACCACTCCTTTTTCTAAATTTATTAGTATTATAGATATCCTGCAACGAATGGAGGAGCAATTGTAAAGTTATTATCAATAAACTCATCAATCCAGTAATCACATACAAACTTTGCTTCTGCTGGAAAAATCTCTTTTGATGTCCAATCCATAGTCGGAGATGTTACACTCTTCAACTGAACGTTTTGAAAAGTTACCCTTCTCAAAACAAGACCTTTCTTATCATGTTGATTAACAATCATTGTACCAATCGTATCAGCCTTATAATGAAGGTAACCATTCTGTGAGTTCCATGCTAAATCATACCAAGCTCTCAGTGTATTCCAAACTTCCATCGAACCCTGGTTATTTACGTTAACATTGAACTTGATACTAAGATTATCGATGTGAGTCTCAGCAGGACCAGCATCCAAGAATGCACGAGTTGTGTATTTGAAGTTCTGTGCTTTAACACCAATTTCTTTATTAGTTAAATTTAGGTCAACATTAGTTGCCTGTTGTAACAAAAGAACAGGGTCACGACCTTGTGCCTGTAGTATTGTTGGTAAGATAAATGTAATCTCAAATAGATTTAGATACACGACCTCTTGTGGGTCTGTACCAGGGCCACCCGGGGAACCTGTCATTTGTAATTGAGTGAAGTGTGGTAATGGCATATTGCGTTTGTTTTATTTTTATTATATATTCCTAAGAATATTCTCTCTTGGATTATATATTTCAATAAAAAAGTGACTTTTCACACATTTAGTATAAAGGGAGATACACAATTTAATATATACTATATGAGAAGAGAAAAAATATGTAATTACCGGAGATGTGAGAAAGAACTGAGTGGTAGAAAAGATAAAAAGTTCTGTGATAGAAACTGTAAGGATATGGAATACACATACCGAAAAAGGAACTTATACAAACAAATAAAATATAACTTAAATGATCACAGATAAAACAATTATAATAGATATTAAAAAAAGAAATTATAATAGATACAAAGATTTTGGATACGATATCAAAATTGGTCAAAAACTAGAAATTTCAATACTTGACCTACCAAAAGGATCTAATATAAAAATAAATGTCGAATGTGATTATTGTCATATAGTTAAGAATTTATCTTATTATAATTATAATAAAAGTCTTAAAGTGGCTAATAAATATGCATGCTCACAGAAATGTTCATATATCAAAAAATCGGAAATTCTTATGAAGGAACAGGGTATAGAGAATATATTTCAATCCGAGAAAATAAAAGAGAAAATAAAGACAGATAATATCGAAAAATATGGGGTTCGACACGCAATGATGTTAATAGAAACTCATGAAAAGGTCAAAAAGACCTGTTTCGAAAAATATGGAGTAGATAACTACACAAAAACACCAGAATGGAAAATACGTGTTAAAAAGACCTCGGATGAGAAATATGGTGGTATAGGATTCCAATCAAAAGAATTGAGTGAAAAGGTATCAAAGACCTGTTTGGAGAGATATGGATTCGAAAACTCATCCAGTTCAGAAGAAATAAAAAAGAGAATAAGTTATTCACTCATAAATAAGTACGGTAAATCTCACATGAACCTCAATGAGGGATTCCGTAAAGAAAACTTCAAAGTAGCAAAACATAAACATTATATTGAATTTGATGAATCGGATTGTCTTTCCGTGTTCAGTTGTGATTTTGGAGAACCTCATACATTTAAGATAAGTTCGGATTTATTCAGTAGCAGGATGAGTAATAAAACCAAATTATGTACACAATGTAATACAATAGACACTCACGTATCTGGTAAGGAAATTGAATTGAAGAAATATATAGAATCGCTAAATGTAACAACTGAGAAAAGTCGAGTGGATAACAAAGAAATTGATATCTATATAAAAGAATTAAATTTGGGATTTGAATTTAATGGTGTTTACTGGCACTCTGATGTGTTTAAAGAAAAAAATTACCATATAAACAAATCCAATTATTTTAAATCTATTGGTATTCGTGTAATACACATATGGGAAGATGATTGGGATGATAAAAAAAATATAATCAAATCACAGATAAAAAACCTTCTAAATCAATCTATCAGAATAGGAGCTAGGAAATGTATCTTAATGGATGTTACAAATAAACAAGCCAATGAGTTTTACAACGAAAACCATATACAAGGTTCATATAACGGCATTAAAAAATCAATTGGACTATACCATGGGAATGAGTTAGTTTGTTTGATGAGCTTTGATAAATCAGAGGGTCGTATCAAAATGTTAGGTGATGAATGGAACCTATCTAGATATTGTAGTAAAATAAATCATTCCATACAAGGAGGTGCTTCCAAAATGTTCAAATATTTCATAAATAATTACAAACCAATAAGAATAATAAGCTATGCCGATAATGATTGGAGTGATGGAAACCTATATAAAAAACTTGGGTTTGTGGAAATAAAAAAATCAAAACCGGATTATAAATATATCGTAGGTGGTAAGAGGGTTCATAAGTCTAGATTCCGAAAGTCAATAACAGGTATATCCGAATCTAAACTTAACATCCCAAGAATATATGATACCGGTAAATTGAAATATGAGATATTACTATAAGAATCTCATACCAACTGACAATGAAGTGAAGTGATGATATTAACATACTGAACGAAACGTACTACGAGATAGAGGAGCACAGACTGATTAATCACCGTTAGTATAATTCGAATTCACAATAATCATCAACGTAAATCTCTACATGCGGTTCTTGGAAATGGTCGATACTGTTATTCCAAGTATAGATTTTTAATATTTCCAAATCACACAAACACACTACCCCATCAATCAATTCATATTGTGATTCCAGTGGTGTATAAACAACATCTACTACATAGATATCATCTCGGTCAAATGCCTGGTTCGGGTTCCACATAAATAGCTTATAGACATCATCTGATATTTTACTAACAGAATACACATAACCACAGTTAGTATCAACATCATCTTTTATACACGATATCAGTAAAAATGGTAGTAATAATAGATATTTTCTCATAGTACAAATATAGTAAAAATATAACACAACAATTATAATATACAAAAACTCGTCAAAATAACCTATGATTAAATAATTTTCATACTCCGAGTATTTCTATAAGTTTCTTATTACGTGTTGTTTTGATGTATTCTTTTTCTGAAAACTCTATACCATTGAGATACCAATATTTATTACCATCACTAAATTCAACAGCCGGTCCATCAGTACGGTGGTATTCACCATTGAGGTACCAACGTTTATCACCATCGATAAATTCAATAGCAGGACCATCAGTACGGTGGAGTTTATTATTTAGGTACCAACATTTATTACCAACAATATCTATGTCTAATCCATCTTTCATACTCCGAGTATTTCTATAAGTTTCTTCTTCCGTATTAATCGGAGGTATTCTTTCTCTGATAAACCCACACCATTTATGTACCAATGTTTACTACCATTACTATGTTCAATGGCAGGACCATCAGTACGGTGGCGTTTACCATTGAGGTACCAATATTTATTACCATTACTATGTTCGATGGCAGGTCCATCAGTACGGTGTAATTTGTCATTGAGGTACCAACATTTAGTACCAACCTCATTTACTGTCAATCCATTTTTCATAGTCCGAGTAGTTCCAGTTTATTCTTACGTGTTCTGTGTAGGTAATATTTTTCTGATAAACACACACCATTTAAGTACCAATATTTATCACCATTACTAAATTTAACGGCAGGACCATCAGTACGATGGCGTTTGCCATTGAGATACCAATGTTTATCACCATTTTTATATTCGATGGCAGGACCATCAGTACGGTGTAATTTATTATTTAGGTACCAACGTTTAGTACCAACCCCATTTACTATTAATCCATTTCTCATAGTCCGAGTAGTTCTGTAAATTTCTTCTTCCGTATTGTTTTTAGGTATTCTTTCTCTGATAAACCCACACCATTTATGTACCAATATTTATAACCATTATAATATTCGATGGCAGGACCATCAGTACGGTGTAATTGGTTATTTAGGTACCAACGTTTAGTACCATTACTATCTATTTTTAATCCATTTAACATAGTCCGAGTAGTTCTAGTTTCTTATTACGTGTTCTTTTAAGGTATTGTTCTTCTGATAACTCGACACCATTGATATACC